CGCCTTCGCTGCGCAGTTAAATGGTTTATTGCCAGAACTAAAGGAAAATCTCCCTCTTGAAAGACAATTGGTTGTGTCGTCGCAAACAGACGTACAACAGCCAAATGTTGACAATAGCGAGGAACCAGTATAGTATCGCTACTGCAACCGTTTGGCAAACGTTGGTGTAAACCGCTTGCTTGAAAGGATTATTATATGCGCCGCCAAGAAATAATAGATGGTTTGAAATATATCGCAGATTCGCCGGCAAAAAAATATGGTGGGTTCCATCCAAATGCAGTCAGCGTAGCGAAGGCGGCGCTGAAAATTATTGAAGCGCAAGCGGCACTCCCACCAACAGCGCCAGCAAGAAATTTCCGCCACTGTCGGAATGTGAAAAGGTAATTCGTGACAGTTTTTCGGGGCATCGTCTAACTGAGAATGACCGTCACGTTATCGGAACATTGTGGGCTTATTTAGAGCGGAAACATCTTGCTTAGCGCAAACGTTGCACAAAATGGCCTGCGAGAGCGAGTTTGTAGGCCAATTTTCATGGAGGTAGTATGGATGTTGTCAAGTGGGTTAGTTATACCGAGGCTGATAAGTTGCCTATTGCATTCGGCGGCCTTGGTGGTTTTTTCAAGGAAGGTATGCGGTGGGGCGAATATCTTGGTGCCTGGAAAGAAAGCGCTTATCCGTATATCGAGGCGTTGCGTGCAGATATAATCAAACGTGGCATCAAGGAGTGTGGCCCTTGGCACCAAAAAGATCCCGAAGGTGCACCTGTATTTAGCGACGGAACTTCGGCAACTTTTTCTTATCGTGCATGGGGAGATTTGCTCGCGGCTATTTGGTCAACAGAGGAAGATAGAGATTCTCACTATATGGAGTTTTACTGCTAATGAAAATTGGTAATTAGCCGTCGACCATTTAAGGAGGCAGCGCGTGGATAAAGAACAGAATGAAAAATTAATAAAAGAATTTTCTCCGCAGTTTATAGCCAACGGAATAGCGGGATTATTTTCAAGCGGGGAGTATGAATCGGTAAAAATAGAACTTACGTTTACAAAGAAACGCGCTGCAAACAGCGGAGCGGCGGCAAACGTACCGCCAACAGCGCCATGCTGCAAGGGCTAAAGCCACATGCCGGAGGAACCGGCACGTCAGCATAGCGCAAACGTTGTACGCAATACCACGGCCTTTGAAATTCATAGGCGCGCCGAAAGACAAAAGAAAATGCAAATAGAACCAAATACATTTATCTGCGCGGATTCAATCGAAGTGCTGCGCGAAATACAAGACAAGGCATTCGATCTTTGCCTTACCGATCCACCGTATGGTATTGGGGCAAGTTCTGTAAAATTTATAAACGGCACATCAAAAACAGAAAAAAAATATTATCGTGCGGATTGTTGGGACACAAAGCCGGTTTCGGATGAACATCTTTCCTTGTGCATTTCAAAAGCAAAAAATAGTATCGTATGGGGTGGTAATTATTTCAACGTTTCTCCGTGCAGATGTTTTCTTGTTTGGGACAAGACAATACACGGGAACAGCTACGCAGATTGTGAATATGCGTGGACAAGTTTTGATGATGTCTCTCGTATTTTTAGTATGAATATTGTAAACGTGACAACCGATGGCAGGTGCCACCCAACGCAAAAGCCGGTCGCTCTTTTTGTTTGGTGCCTGATGAATTATTCAAAGCCCGGCGATTTAATTATCGACCCGTTTTGTGGTTCCGGCACCACCGCGCTGGCGTGTCACAAAACAGGGCGGCGGTTCTTGTGTATTGACAAAGACGAAGAATACATCAAGATCGCGCAGCAAAGATATGCTAACTTAATCGCGCAGCAGGATTTATTCGGACAAAACCAAGACGGCGCGCAGAACACTTCGGAAGGCCGTGGTACAGCAAACAACAGCGCAAGCCCAAAAGCTGCGCAGGTCACTATGGAATTGGGATTATAGGCGCAGCCTTCGGGCGTTGCGCAAACGTTGCAGGCAATAACGCCACACGAAAGGCAGGTTAATATATGACGGCAAAAACATTCGATGAGTGGTGGAGTGACAGGCTCCCGTGTATAAATGATGATGCGTATCTTTACAAATACGCATGGGAAGCCGCCATCAAGAGCTTGGAAGGTGTGCAAACACAGCCCACCAACAGCCGCTATGCGACGGCGCTGGCAGTATATCACGATTGGGCGAGCGACGCTACGCCACATCACGAGATGCCAGATTTTGATGTGTGGTGCAAACAGCGCCTTCATGCCGATGAGCGGCACGACGCATAACAGCGAACGTTAGGAGAAAAACAAATGAAAGAATCTACTGGATACAAAGATCGGGATGGCAATGAACTATTTGTCGGAGATATTGTTCGTTTTTATTTCGATGAGAATTATGGATACGGGACAAAAGATTCAGGATATACGGAAATGATAGACGTAATTATGAAAATTAAAAACGAATTTTATTTAGTAAGTGATATTGGAATATGAAATGTACCTATACAAAACCTTGTGAGGTTCGCAAAGACGGCTCCTGTGGCGCTTCTATCCTTGGGTATTGTGGATTCCAAGAGAAACCTGAGCCACCGAAGCTGGTAGAACCTGTCATTGACCAGTACAGCTACAGAGCGCAGGATGAATGGGTGCAACAGACCATAGCCAAGGAAACAACTCATGCGAATGCTCATAACCGACAATAAATCCCGTGATGAGTTTATCCGGAGAATACAACAGGTCGATGTTGATAAAAAGAAATTCATCGGTGACTTTAAGATTTATCGGCAGCAGAGGAGTCTTGCAGCCAACAGATTGTATTGGCTTTGGCTCAGGTGCATCCATGACGAAACAGGACAAGCCGAACAGGACCTACATGAATACTTCAAAGGGAAATATCTTGCATGGCAGCACAAGGAAATATTCGGCCAAGAGGTAAGCATTACTCCGAGAACACGATCACTTGACACAAAGCAGTTTACTGAGTATTTAGATAAGATCAAACAGGATATGATGCACGAGCAAGGTATTTATTTACCAAGTCCAGAAGATCAAGGATGGCAGGACTTTTACACTCGATACGGGATAGAATAATGGAACTCTTCAAAGCTCTGATAATCGCTGAAGCTGTTAAGGCTCAACTGGCTCCTTTCTGTGACCGTATAGAGATCGCCGGAAGTATTCGACGGAAGAAGTCAGAGGTAGGCGATATTGAGATTGTATGTGTTCCCAAGCCTTCTGAGATACTTTCTTTCATCCAAACAGCCGAATCCTTGGGGGAAAAGGTTAAAGGTGATCCTGGAGGTCGGTACGCACAAATAGTCTTGCTGGAAGGTATCAGCCTTGACTTGTTTATCGCACGTCAAGAGAACTACGGATTAATCCTTGCTATCAGAACTGGAAGCGCAGACTTCAGCCACAAATACCTTGCTTGCGGCTGGGTGAAGCATGGATATAAGAGTGTAGACGGTATGATTACCTTTCGAGGTAGACCAGTAGAAGTACGTGAGGAGATCGACCTTTTCAAACTTATCAAGCTGGAGAATAGAATATGACCAAAAGCCCTGAAGTAATATGTACCAAAACAAAATGCTACTATAATGACCATGGTAATGGATGCAAGCGCAAAGAAATTGTAATAATGGATACATCGTGTAAGAGTTATCGTATCATTGACCAGTGGGGAAATATTAAGGTAGGTGAGTATGAGTAAACATCGTGCTCGACAGTTACGCCTCCCAATGGAAATGGGGCAACAGAACGGTTAATATGGCGCGAATAATACAACTCCCCTTTGCCGTTGACAAAAATGGGGAACTCTATTTCAAGGCGGAAAAAAAATGGCGTAAATGGTCTGATGTCGCGTCGTATATTGAAAAAGTGCGGCCTACAATTCGCCCGAGCGTAAAAAGAAAACAGAAAGTTATTGACAAGGATAATAAAACGAAGTATATTGGTAGCAAATGAAACTGGCATTCCATAACGACATTTAACTAATCCGCAGGCAGCACGGCAACCCCGTGTGCTCCCGTGACGTTTCGCCAGATTCTCCACGGGAGCAGCCTTGCGGTGTCACTATGAGCAAAGACCCCGCATTTCTTTTCTATGATGGTGACGCATCAAGGGATGTATCACACATGAATAGACTTCAAAGAGGTGCTTACTTTGATTTCATTCAAGCCCAGAGAAAGTTTTGTTCCAAAAACGAGAATAATACCACGGTATTACCGGATGGTATACCAGTTGATACGATAAAACAGATTTTAGGTAAGGATTTTGATGAATGTTGGCCGTCTTTGAAGCTAATAATGATTGAAAATAATGGTTGTTATTATATCTCTTGGTTAAAAAAATCAATAGATTGCAGAGAATCCTTCTGTCAAAAACAAAGAGAAAAAATAGCTTTACGGTGGAATAACCGTGGTAATACCGTGGTATTACCGCCTGAAAATGAAAATGAAATTGTAATTGATAATAATAATTCTTCTCTTAAAGAAGGGGATAAGAAGGGGAAGGAAATAATACAAGAGCATCGTGAGCTTACCGACTTGCTTTTAAAAAGAGTTCTTGAAATCCGGCAAATAAAGGTTGATGAAAAGAAAAAACTTGAGTGGGATAAAGAAGTTCGTTTAATGGTAGAACGGGACAATAGATCACTTGAAGATATAAAAACCCTGATAAATGAATGTCACGATATGCTACCGACAAAATCAGGGTTCACTTGGAAAACTAATATTCTTTCTATGAGTACGCTAAGACTCCGGTGGAATGAAGGAAAAATAGGAGTAGGAATGAATAAAATATCACCTGAAGAAAGAGCTTCTCTATGACACAAGAAGAATTTCTTAAAGAGATACGGTGGTTCCTTGAGTTCTACGAAAAGAAGTTTAATAAAACTCAGTCGAAAGTATGGTACGAGTTATTCAAAAAACATACCGCAGAAGAATTTAATTCTGCTTTGAACAGGCACATTAAGAACTCTGAAGATAAGTTTTTCCCAGCGCCGGCAGCGATAAAGGTAATTCCTAAAATACTACCTCATCCACCGGAAGTATATTGAGTATGATAGACAAAACCGTATTAAAAAAAATAACTACCCTTGTTGAGCATGGGAAGAAAGAAGTCGAAAGAGCCGACGACTTTCATTTTATGCCACGGCACTGTATAAAATGCGGCCAGAGATTGAAGAATAACGCAATGGGTGATGCTCACAAAAATTGTCCACCGATGAAAAGAAATAACACAACATATTTTTCGCAGCACATTAAAAGAAATTCTGATGCTTACGAGTATAGAATTATAAAAAGCAACCCATATCGTCAGGGGATTGAATGAGCACCTGGCTAAATAAATTTCTTGAAGCTGGGAACATCCAGCTTGAAAATATTATTCTTTCAAAGATGCTGGTATCGAGAAGGTTTCTACCCGATCTACTACCGGATTACTTCACAGGAAACCGGAAGAATCTTTTTATCTCGATGATTGATTGTTGGAATAAAACAGGTGAAGTCGATCCGGTTTATTTACAGTCTACTGGCTTCGAGAACGAGATCCATGACGCACTAAAAGAGGCAGGGAGTAGCAACCCAAAGGTAATTGCAGAGCTTCATACTCTTTGGCAGCAAAGAGAAATTGCAAAGACTGTTTTTTCAGCAGCCACGACCTATGAGGATGAGGATTTAACACCGGAGCAGATTGTCAGGCGTGTACAAGAGGGAGCGAGTAAGATACTCCTGAAGAATCAAGATACAAAATACGATCATCACGAGGCTGTTCTGACGTTGAGTAATTTAATCATAAAGGGCAATGAGACAGGCCGTGAGACGCTTGGATATAAAACTGGATTACAAGAGTTCGACCGATACACAAGCGGAATCGAAAAGGGTAAGATGTACGCCGTGGGAGCGTTAAAAAAGACCGGAAAAAGTTTATTTTCTGTCTGGCTTTCAATTCAGCTCAAGGAACAGGGTGCCGGTGTAGTCTGGAACTCTTTAGAAATGAACCAGACGCAGTTGAATATTTGTGCGTTATCTAATTATGCAGAGATCGACAGTCACTTACTTGGCCGGAAATTATCACCTGAGAATATGGCAAAGGTGCAAGGATCGCTGGGTAAGCTGAATGATTTGGACTGGACGATTATCAGAGAGAAGTCCGCACCTGAGTTACGTGCAAGGCTGGTAGAACTGCAAAATAGAAAGCCCGTGGATGTGGTGATAGTTGATTACATTCAAAGAATGCACGATATTGATTTAAGAAAAGACAGGGTGCGAGAGGTCGAGGCTTTATCAAAATCACTGGCGGATATGAGTAGAGAATTAAACGTAGCTATGATTGTTCTGAGCCAGTTAAGGGGAGAGGCAGAAAAACTTACTGATGGCGAAATGCCGAATATGAGTTATTTCAAAGAGTCTCAGGGAATCCCAGAAAATGCCGATTGTATTATTACTATGCACAATCCTCATCGTAGCGAATTACCCTATGCAGCGGATGGATCGTATCAATTACCGGAAATAAGTCTTTTGGTCGAGCAGCGATATGGACTCTCTGGAGCACGGTTTAAAATTCTGGCAGATTTACGAATGAGTAAATTTTATAATCACAATGACCCGTATGGAGGTATAAAATGACCGTAAAAGAAATAGTTAAAAAGTATCTTGAGATCAACGGTTTTGATGGTTTATGCGGAGAAAGCTGTGGGTGCTCGAAAGATGATTTGTTCTTATGCGACTCTTGTCCGGACGAGTGTGAGCCAGCGTATAGAATTATCGGAGGTTGTGAAAAGTGTACGGTTGATTGTGAAAACAGAGGCAGCGAAAACAAGGCTCTTGAATGTTTTTCGGTTGATAAACCTAATGGATAAATACCTTCGTCACCTGCAAAAGCTACCAGCGCAGCCGAAATTATCTGAGCTGGTATCTATTGCAAATGATCCTGAGCTACCGGATGATTTCAGGGACGAGGTACGCGGGGAGTTGCGGATAATAAAGGAAAAACTTATGCGCGATGAAATATATTTACAGATGAAAGGTAAATGATGGCTACGTTACTTGCTGGTCATTATTACGTTAACAAATACCCGAAGCGATCTCAATTCATCAATGAGATCATGCCGAGGCGTGACAGAGAAGTATCCCAGGTGATGCTTGACAGTTTCGAGGACATTACTGACATCACGGTATACATCAAGGATGAGTTTATTATTACAGATCGTAAACGAGCGATTGAGGAGAGTATAATCGGATGAAATTTAAAAACGAAATGACCGTAGATCAATACTTAGCTTTCCCGAAGATACCGAAGAAGTCTTTGCCCAAGCTGATAGCTTCTTTGGATCGTATTTTTTCAGTGTATATCCGGCTGCGTGACGCTGATAAAAACGGAATGTGCAGGTGTATTACGTGCGGTAGGTCGTTCCCGTGGAAGGAATGTGATGCAGGTCATTTTATCCCACGGGATAGAAAAGCAACCCGCTGGGATGAAAAGAACGTAAATGCACAATGTCTGAGGTGTAACCGATTTCGGTCAGGCGAGCAGTACGAGCACGGGCTGGCGATAGATCGGAAGTACGGCAAGGGAACCGCTGAGACACTGAAAAGACTTGGCTCGATACGGTCGAACGTCTCTATTCCGTGGATCGAATATCAGATTGAAGAATACAGAAAAAAAAATAAAGAATTAAAAAGAAAAGTATTGACAGCATAACCGGAATAGAGTATATTAGTATATATGAACATGAGCACTAACTACAATAACAAAAACGCAGTCAATAACGTCCTGACAAAAACAGGTAAAATTGTTATCAGAAATGTACCTGTTGGAATTATACGGGCACTAGTAACACAATCGCAAAAAGCCAATGATAGTATCCGTAAAATTGGTGGATCGGCAAGCAAAGAAGGATACAAGGCTATTTTGCAATATCTTGAGTCGAAAAAAGTGAATACAAAAAAGATAATAGAATCAGGGCTTTAGATTGTGCCGGTACATATAATAGGTAGTTGTAAGCAATTCGGCCTCTTTTGGAAATTATAGGCCGCGCCAAGAAAGGAAATAAAATGCCATCGTTTCAAACTACTGTGAATATGGATGTGGAAGTTGACGTTGATTTTGAAGTGTTCTGTGCCCGTTGCGGTGCGGGGTTATGTAATCAATCGGATACTCGTGCCTCTCGCAATCGTAAATATCCGCAAGTTACAGTTGAGCCTTGTGAGCGGTGCCTTGAAAATGCAAGTGAAGAGGCGCGGCAGAAAGCTATGGAAGAGGCCGAACAGCTTACAACAGCGGTAGCCTAACATGCTCAAAGCAGCACGTCAGGCATACCGCAAAACGTTGTTTGCAATGGCGCAGAGTCTTATTTATAATGCCGCGCAGGAGGGTTAAATGTCATTCGATGTTCAATTAGTTTCTGTTTTGATGTGTATTGCTGTTGCATTTTTTGCAGGGTATCATGTTGGCACCAAACATACCGTTATTAATCACACCAGCAATTATCCAGGAAATATTGAAAAGTTAATTATCAATGGTGTTGTTAATCAACCGGCGCGGCAAGACACTATTGAATCTGCGCCACAGCAAACAACACAGCAAGGCACGCAAGCCGCAAAAGAAAAAGACGCGGCCAGCGGCCATTGCTGAACCGTTGCATGAAATGTTTTTACACGTAAGGCAAATTTATAGCCGCGCAGGAGGAATAAAATGAAGGTGATCCGAATTTACGAAACCGTTTTTCAGAGCATAGTAACCGATAGTTACACGTTCGGGATTTTGTTTGCACTTTGGTTTCTTAATCACAAGTATTGCAACGGGTCTTGGCTTATTGATCTTTGTGTTACCATTTTAGTAATACTTTTTGCGCTCGGACGATCAAAACGGTTTACCGTAAAATCAGCCGTTGAGTATTTACAGAGCGAAGAAGCGCGGCAATACATTATTGAAGGTGTAAAAACACATCATGCAACACAGCAAGGCACGCAAGCCGCAGAAGAAAAAGACGCGGCCAGCGGCCATTGCTGAAACGTTAGGTGCAATTTGCCGCCATGAAAACATATATTGATAGATCGCCGCAAGACAAGAAGGCCGCATCGTGCGGCCAAGAAAGAAAATGCAAAAGATGTAACTCTGACATTTCGCATAAACGTATATCTGCAATATTTTGTTGTAAAAAATGCAAAAAAAAATATCATGCAAAGTCCTCGTATTCTAAGTGGAGGTTAAAAAATATCCAGCATTTAAAGCAGTATAGAAATGAATGGAGTAAGAACAATCCAGAAAAACAAAGAAGATATGCTGCGAAAGAGTATGAAAATCCAAAAAGAAAAGAATATCTATCGTTACGCAAATATTGTATAAATGGGGAACCATTAAAAATGATAAAGCGAGTATTGGCACTAAGTAGACTCGTTAAAAAAAGAAATTTTAATAGAGACGTTTTTGATAAAATTATTAAAGGAGAAACTTATGAAGCCTATATTTGACCCAATGGAATTAGAGTTGTCAACAGAAGGGGAACGCGCTGTTTTTAGTAAATTTGAAAAAGACGTACTTGGATATATCAATGGAACTGTCGATGGAATTAAAATGAGACAAGAAACCTCAGCTTGCGCCGTATTCGCAAGAAAAATACAGTCAAGAAGTGCTATGGCTATGATTAAATACGACAGAGAAAAAAGAGGAACAGAAAGAGCGCGTCCTGCGCTGGAATAGCGGCGACAAGACACTATGGAAATGGCGGCAAACAGACACCTAACACGCAAAGGGATGCAATAGCTTGTGGTAGCCGCGTGTCCCTAAAAGCAGGCACGCGGAATATTATTATAAAGCTACTGCACCCGTTTGCGAAACGTTGTGACGCAATACCGGCTCCGGCCATTGAAAGGCGGCACGAATGAAATTACAAGTATTCGCGGTTGATTTTGAGGAACACACTATTACATTTCGTATGGCAAGTGATATTATGGAAGGCCGTGCTTTTGGAAGCGGTATTGCAGAGGTAGATATTGACGCTATCTCACAAACGCTCGAAGATCGTGCCGCAGGAAAACCGTTGAGCGGAGCCGGTACAGACGCACAACTCGCAAAGGGATGAAATAAATGGCTATTATGGTACGAAGAGTATTTGCATTGTCAAGCGTGGGTGAAGTGCAATCACCTGTTCGTATCGAGTAACCCACGCCATTTACTTCACCCATTTACGAAACGTTAGGAGCAATATGGCAAATTCTGAAATTATAGGCGCGGGGCAAGATACGGCGCATCGTGCGCCGGGAAAATTAGAAGACATCGGATTCTATACCCTGTCTGATTCTCGCGCATTGCAGTCAAGCGAGCACTCTCCGCTTTGGCGATGCGAATTAATCTTGACAGATAGATGCAATTTCAAGTGCCCGTATTGCCGGGGATTAAGGAATGATATTTCAGGAGAAATGACTTACGAGGTTGCACTGTCGATAGTGCGGCAATGGACTAAAGAAGGATTACAAAACATTCGGTTTTCAGGCGGGGAACCTACATTGTACAAGGGATCAACAGCCCTTGTTTCAGAATGCAAAAACGCAGGTGTGAAACGCATTGCAGTATCAACAAACGGCAGTGCATCACAATCGGTATATATGGAATTAATCAAGGCCGGGGTAAACGATTTTTCTGTATCACTTGATGCGTGTTGCTCTTCAGTTGCCGACAGAATGAGCGGAGGAATAAATGGTGCGTGGTTTAAGGTAACAGAAAATATCAAGTGGCTTTCGAGCCAAACTTATACCACTGTCGGGATCGTTGTAAATGATGACAATATTGAAAAATGCCTTGACACTATACTTTTTGCTGATACGTTGGGAGTTTCAGATATTCGAGTTATTCCTTCGGCACAGTTTAACAAAATGCTTTCTATACTCGAAGGTCTTTCGGATTCGTTTTTGTCGAAGTACCCAATCTTGAACTATCGAGTGTCAAACATAAGAAATGGTCGTCATGTTCGGGGTTTAACAGAAAAAGACTGTAGTCGTTGCCGATTGGTTTTGGATGACATGGCCGTAGCAGCAGGGTATCATTTCCCGTGTATTATCTATATGCGGGAGCAAGGTAACGCGATAGGGAAAGTAGGGCCGAGCATGAGAGAAGAGAGAAAGGCATGGTCAGAAAGTCACGATTGCTTTTCCGATTCTATCTGTAGTAAAAACTGTCTCGATGTATGTATTGATTTTAATAACAAGGCAAATACACGCACGTCCTGTGCGAAGGCGAAGAGCCCCGCGCAGAACACTAAGGAATCAGCGCAGCACATCCCACAACACGGCCAGCTTGCAATGCCTGGCATTTGTCCAGATTGTAACCGTTATCTATTATCGTGTGCTCGTCCTGGTGTATTACAGTGTGATGATTTTAAGTCGGCACTGCAAGCGTAGCCGGGACGTTGTATGCAATGCTGGCCGTTCTGGAAATCATAGGGCGGCGGCAAGGCAGCCCGGCATCGTGCCGGGCAAGAAAAAACATTGACAATCTTACTTAGATGGTGCAAAACGCCGTACTGGAATAAAAAGAAAGAGAAGAAATGAAAACTCATCCCGTCGCGCAACTATTCCCGATGCTGTCAAGCTCTGAATTGCAAGAGATGGCAGACAGCATTAAAAAAGAAGGTTTGCTTAATCCTTGCGTTCGGCAAAATGACACGCTGCTTGATGGCCGCAATCGAATAGCTGCATGCAAACTGGCCGGAGTCGAACCGCATTACACCGAATACACTGGCGATAGTCCAGTCGCTTTTATCATCGGCGCAAACCTTGCCCGGCGGCATCTGGAAAAGGGCCAGAAGATCGCACTCGCAATTGAGATCGAGCCGCACTTCGCGGAAGAGGCGAAGAAGAGGCAGTTGTCCACTCTGAAACAGGGCGCGAAGCCCGATGTGGAAAATGTCCCACAACGGGAGCAGGCGCGTTCCCGCGACCAGGCCGCCAAGTCCGTTGGTATTTCCGGCAAACTGGTTTCAGCGGCAAAGGCAATCAAGGCCGCCGATCCTGAAAGGTTCGAGAAAGTAAAGCAGGGTAAGCTGTCTGTTGCCAAAGCCAAAAAAGAAATTAAGGCGGAGCAGGACAAGCGCGATCTATCAGCCGCACAGAAGACCGTCACCGCAGCGAAACGCGAAAGTGTCGAATCCGTCTGTGACTTGCGCGTGTGCTCATGCATGGAACTGTTCGCCAGTGGTATAAAGCCCGATGCTGTAATAACCGACCCGCCGTATCCAGAAAAATTCCTGCCGGTGTTCACGGAACTGGCCAAAGGCTGCAAGGTGGCGGGTGTGCCACTGGTGGCCGTGATGAGCGGGCAGTCGTATCTTCCGGAAGTAATGCGCCGGCTATGCGAACATCTACGGTATCGGTGGACGCTAGCGTACATGACTCCAGGGGGGCAGGCGGTTCAGCAGTGGCAAGCGAAGGTAAATACATCGTGGAAGCCCGTCATCCTTTTTGGTGATGCAGTGGAATGGTTTGGAGATGTGGCTGTGTCGAAACCGAACGATAATGACAAGCGGTTCCATGATTGGGGACAATCGGAAAGTGGCATGGCCGACCTCGTGGAGCGATTGACTAAACCTGGACAATTGATTTGTGATCCGTTTTTGGGCGCAGGAACGACGGCTGTTGTCTCATTAGCACTTGGGCGAAGATTTGTCGGATGCGACATCGACGCAGCACACGTCAAGCAGGCAAAAGCGCGGGCGATGCTATGAGCAGTTATGAGCGGACTGGTTGGCGTGATGCTTCCATTAGTGAACGGCATAGGCATTGGGGATTTAATTGCCCGGCTGTTGACCTTGACTTCGTGATGATGGAATACAACCACGGAAGGCCGTGCTCATTAGTCGAATACAAACACCAGAACGCAGCCCAACCAAACACGAATCACGCAACGTATCGCGCACTGGTCGCACTGGCAAACGGATATGTCGATGGCCCACTACCATGCTTTATTGCGATCTATAACCCCGACGTATGGGCGTTTCGTGTGATTCCGCTCAATGATACGGCACACAAGCATTATGCACACTGCAAAGGCATCTGGCTTACAGAACAACGATTTGTACGATCATTGCATTTATTGAGAAAAGCGGTGTTGAGTTCTGAGGATAGCGCCGCCATCAATGCACTGAATGTCAAAATACCAGAGATAATCGAAGATGGCACGTCCTGTGCCAAAGAACAGCCGCAGGTTGAAAATGCGGCAGCACCGTAGGATTATGTTTTTATAGGCCGCATCATCAACCGTGCGGCGAACGTTGTGGTAAATGCCGCCTGGAAAGAGTGTTAATATGGCCGCCGAAAAACAAAAACTATTGCCGTGCCCATTTTGTAATGGAGACGCTGGAATATTTGGAAGCGATGGACATTATTACGCAGCATGTACGCGGCCAGATTGTTTGTGCAGCTTAGGTGAGCAATATGATCTGGATGGAATTGATGAACATCTTTTTGGAAATAAAGAGTCTGCCGCGTACAATTGGAATCGGCGGCCAAAAATTCGGAAAGCCGCCAGAGCAAAGCCGGAAGAGTAAGAAAAATACTACCGAAGAAGCCCGTTGGGTAGGAGTTAAGTTCGGTCTTGAAATAGCGGCTGGGATGCACGATAGCGATTTTTGAATTAATCTTTCTGGGTACTGGTAAAGGGGGGTGACTAAAAAAAAGTTACTCTCCTTTTTGTTTTATATATTATATTATAAATAAGTTCTATAGCCAAAGACAATTTTCAATGGGTTATTAGCACCGGGAAGATGGATAAAAAGTAATATATTATTATATTATACGGGACTTTGCAATGCAGTTAAATTGCAGATGAGAAAAACCTTATGTCAGATCCCATAACCACAACACCTGTCCTGCCTGTCACCAAGCCACCTGCCAAGCCGTGGCAATTTCAAAAGGGCAAGAGTGGCAACCCACGCGGGCGCATCAAAAATGAGGTTGCAATATCGGAACTGACCCGCAAGCTGCTTGAATCGAAAGAGATCAAGGTTGAATACTCTTTTCCTAAAAACGGGGTGATGATAAAGCAACGGATGTATCTTGAGTGCGACCGTCCGCTCAACGACCTGATGATTTTCCAGCTCATCAAGCAGGGTATGGATGGTGACATCGCGGCAATACGTGAGGTATTCGACCGCGGGTATGGCAAGGCACCGCAGCATACGGACATAACAACTGCGGGTGATAAAATTACCCAGCGTGTTTATAACATTACTGAGCAACCACAGAAAGAAAAACTTGAACAGCTTCATAACGATGCTAACAATATTTAGCTTGACCAATGTTTTCTTCCGTAACCAGGAAGCATTATTCACTCCTGGCAAGAGTATCGCTATCAATGAGGGTGGAACTGCTTCGTCAAAAACCTACTCGATTCTCCAGCTATTAATTGAAGTCTGCGAAAATAGAACTAACCCGTTGGTAGTTTCCGTCGTCAGCGAAAGTATGCCTCACCTGAAAGCCGGATGTATAAGGGATTTCAAAAATATAATGGGTGAAAGTTTTGATGAAAGAAAATGGAATGCCACGGATAATATTTATCAGTTTTCGCAGAACGTCCTTATGGAGTTCTTTTCGGCTGATCATACCGGTAAGGCGTCTGGGCCGCGCCGCGACATCCTTTATTGCAATGAAGTCAATCATATTCCTAAGCCGATTGTAGACCAGCTCGACTTGCGGACACGGCGTTTTACGTTCTATGATTTCAATCCGACAAGCGAGTTCTGGGCGCATGAGATGAAAGACCTGCCGGAAGTAGCATGGATACATAGCACATATAAAGACGCGCTGAATGTATTGACTCCCGATGTTATCAAGAAGATTGAAGCCAAGAAAGACCGTGACCCGAACGGGTGGCGCGTGTATGGCCTTGGACTTATCGGCAGGCTGGAGGGGTTAGTGCATCCTGAGTTCACTATGGTCGATGAGTTGCCTGATGCTGGAAGCATTTTCTATGGCATGGATTTCGGGTTCACGAACGACCCCACGGTGCTGATTAAATGTGTACTACATGATGATAATTTGTATTGCGATGAACTGATTTGCGAGACTGGACTGACTAATCAACAGATTGCACACCGCATGGAATCGCTCGGAGTGAAAAAAGGGTATGACGAAATTTTTGCTGATGCTGCCGAACCAAAGTCAATAGAGGAAATTTATCAGGCTGGTTTCAATATCAAGGCGGCACCGAAGGGAGCCGATTCAGTTCTCCATGGTATACAGATGATAAATAATTATAAACAGTTCTGGACGAAACGAAGCCTCAATGCTCACAAGGAGCAGCGCAATTATTCTTACGTAATTGACAAATTTGGAAAGCCAACGAACAAGCCGATGGATGATTACAACCATTGCATGGATGCGAGACGATATGGGGTAGTAGGAAAACAGGATGAAGCTCCGTTGCCGGGACTTATTGTATGCCAACGCAGATAGAGGTTGAAGCAATGGCCTTTCTGATATACCAGTGGATCAAGGAGGGAAGGAAAATTAATGTATTTTTACTCGTAAAAAAGGAAGAACATGAACTTGATTAATATGTTTCGATCAATCTTTGATGATGGTGCTAAAATAGATAGAGTTATGCCGCATCCATTAATAGACAAGGCTGCTATGCCTATCGCCGGTCTTCTCAGTGGGAGAGAAGGTGACATGCAGCAGATTGTTCCTGCGATGTATCAAGCATGGGGAGCATACGGATATCTGCCAAGCATGACGTGGTATCAGCTTGCGAACATGTACACGAGCTGGACATATACTGCGATTGAGAAAATTGCGAGGACCGTATCATCACTACCAGTTAAACTCTACAGGTACGAAAAGCAGGGAAGTGGGAAGACGATTAAGCCGTATCTTGTCAAGTCGATGCTATATAGTAATTATGGATTATCAACACAAAAGAACAATGTCATAAAAGCGTTACGTGAATCTGGAATAAAAAGAGTTGAGATCGATGAGCACCCATTGCTCGATCTTATTAACCGTCCGAATCAGGACATGGTACGCAGTGACTTTTGGCGTCTACTTTCTATTCATCTTGAATTAAATGGCGCGGTAGGAATTTACAAAACAAAATATTTCATGGGTAAGGTTCCGACCGAGTTACATATTCTTCCGACTACGTGGACAGGACAGTTTAAGCCGATACCTGCAAACGATGGTGTCCATTTGATTAAGGGGTACAAACTCATCGACCAGGATCTACACCAGGATTTTTCAAAAGAAGAAATTATCTGGATTAAGTATTCATCGCTGAGGAACCCCTACGAAGGGATGTCAGCTATCAAGGCACAGCTATATGCCTTTAATCTTGACCAATATCTCATGCAGCAAATGATGAGTTTCTATAAAAACGGCGCGATGTTTTCAAACCTGTTCAAGACCGAGCAACGATTGACGCAGACGCAGTGGGAAGAGATACAGAGCCAATTTACGCAGTATGAAGGTCCACGTAATGCGTTCCAGAATTTCATCGCACACTCAGGAATTGAACCGGCAAAGGCAATGAATACCACCGCACGGGACGCGATGGTGCATGAGTTGTCCGACCTTGTTCGTGATAAGTTACTTTCAGCCAGTGACCTATCTGCCGGAAAGATCGGGCTTGAGGCAAACCAGAATCGGTCCAATCTTGAAGTAGTTGACATGGGTTTTTTCAATGAGGCGATTAAGCCAAGGGTTATGCTAATCACTGAATACATTGATCAATTTCTCGTACCTGAGTTTGATGATCGTCTTGACTTTGAGTTTGACACACCGCACTTCAATGACCGTGAACTTGATATGAGGGAACGTTACGGTAATCTTGAACATGGTTATACCTCGATCAATGAGGAACGGGAAGAAGAAGGTAAGGATCCAATTGAAGGCGGAGATACACCGAGAATTTCCGCAATGCTTGTTGAACTCGGTACTGAGAAAGAACCTTCTGTTCCGCCGATGATTCCACCAAAGGAAGGTGAGCCACCGGTCACACCGCAGCCCGAAGAGAAGGCATTATGGACTGCCGATAAAAAGATTCTCGCATGGAAAGAGTTTGATCAACGTGCGACAAAATATGAGCGTCTTTTTCGTAAGGTAATAATCGGTCACTTCAAAAAGCTATCGGTTAAGGTGATCGACCTACTCGAACGGCATGGGGTCAAGATCAAGTCCAATATTGCCGCAATGAATCTAAATAATAAGCAGCAATGGATCGCAGAGCATAAGAATAGGCTCGATGAGATGCTCCCTGACAAAAAGGAAACAGTCAGTAACCTTGTAAAAGACCTGCGTCCTGTTATCCTCTCAGTGCTGACGCATTCGGCAGAGTATCGGATGGACGTATTCAAAAATCAGAAAGCAAAGTTACCTGTTGAAGTGACGGTTACTTTCGATCCAAAGGATCCCCGTGTTCTTGAATGGGTTGATGAATACGCGGACGATATATCTGAGGAGATTTCAGATACGACGTATAAATCAATCAAGGAGATACTGCGAAAGGACTATGAGAACGCAGAGACCTTATCTAATATGTCAACGCATATCCGTCAGGAGTTCGAGGACATGGAAGTCGCTCGCGCTGATACGATCGCACGGACGACGAGTACTGCCGTTGCAAACCGAGGTGATCTTGAGGGTGTAATGCAGATGGGCTTGGAGGATAACGTCGGGAAGGTCTGGCTCCCTGAGCAGGATGACTGGACGAGAGATACGCATCGTGCCGCTGGAGAGCGATATAGCGATGGATACGATAGTGAGACAAGAGAGGTGATGAGTCTCGATAAGGAGTTTATTGTCGGTAACGACAGTATGCTTACCCCTGGTGATGGATCCGAAGCGGAAGAAAATTGCAATTGTCGGTGTACCATTCTTTATGAGGTGATTGAAAAATGAACAAATTTGTACTCATTTGGTTATTTTTGTTCATATCGTGTCAATGTCCAACCTGTAAAAAAGACGAACCGCCAAAGCTCGATACGGTTTACTTTACATATACAAACAGTACCAATAATGGCGACTGTTATGTTTATGTAGATGGTGATCTAAAATCCGTAATGCTCGCGAGACTCGGTACGACGTATGATACAATGCAGCTCGTTGATGGAGCGAAGATCAGCGCGGAGTTCGTTAATATGCGGATACTTGAAGTCGAGAAAGATACCGCGACCGTCGTTCCTGAATTACGAATGGAGGTAGGGTACTGATTATGGATGCTTTCATGGAAGGCTTACAGGGTGATCTTTCCCGGGAGTATGCGGCGGCGATACAGTATAAACAGCACGCTTCGGTACTGGAAGGGAGTGACTTCGCGTTTGCAAAGGAGTTGCTCGATCATGCGAATGACGAATTACATCACGCTGATCTGTTGAATGACCTGATCGTGTTTAACAGAGGCATCCCCAGTGTTACGGTCTCAATAATATTCACCGCAACGCTTGCACCAGATATGTTTCGTCAAGATCTTGAGGGTGAGAATGAGGCAATTACACGGTACAAGGAGCGTATTAAACAGGCTCTCGATACAGGGAACTTTGGCGCAGTTGCGGTATTATTGGGGATACTGAAGGATGAGGAACATCACGCAAATGACCTTGAGTCGATATTATTCGTATCCTGAAATCAGGTACGACAGCGAATAAGGTTACTTTAATGGGTTATGATAAATAACATGCAAGCCTGCAACCCTATTCGTCAACAGAAACACCTTGCGATGGAAGCGCAAGGATGTAAGACAGGGAACGCACTAAGGAAGAAACTAAAAAAATTACGAAGGGAGTGGAAGGGTGAAAAAAGACTATTACAAAAAAGTACTGACTCCCCGGAACAAAAAGCGTAAATCCGGGCAGTACGAAACAAAGGACACCGTTCCCAGTGATTCGGCGTGGCAACCAAAAAAATGATCACGATTAAAAAAGAACATTTCTATCGTAAGGAATATGGTTCGCTACGTGGGCTGATCGATATGTTGATCGATATGCCGCATGAGTTACGTGGCCAGCCGATGTTGGAGATCGGCGCTCATATCGGAGACTCGACCGAGATTTTTAGTATGTTCTTTTCTCCTGTGTATACGATCGATCCATTTACGGTAAAGATTTACGATAAGTTCAAGGAAAAAACCAACCACCTGTCGAACATTAAACCGATTACCGGATATAGCGAAACCAGTTATAAGCTGATACCTGATGATCTCGCATTTGTTTATATTGATGGGAAGCATACATACGATCAGGTCGCCCTTGAGCTATTGCTTTATTTTCCAAAGATCCGAAAGGGTGGAGTCATTGGTGGGCATGATTATAAGTTGTCTGCTTTCCCTGGAGTTGTGCAGGCGATTAACGAAAAATTTGGGGAGCCTGACAGGTGGTATATTGATTCGAGTTGGATAGTAAGAAAGGCGTAATATGTCAAAGATTTTTGTATATAGATCACTGAAAGAAGCGAAGGTGCAGAAGGAAGTTCTTGGGCGCGCCGTACCATCACGTGACGGTGTATTACTTGATTATAAAGAAGTCGATGAGGGAAAGGACTATCATAGTATTATTCCTGAGAAGGGGGCGAAGGTAGTTGGAAAGATATTGACAGTAACCAGTGCGGAACTTCGGAAGGTTGATAAGTTGGAAGAAAAATACGAACGAAAGGAAGTCGAACTTAAAGAAGGAGAAAAAGCGTTTGTTTACATATACAAAGAAAACAAAGGAGCATCTATGGAACATAAACGCGTAGTAAAGAATGGCGTTGAGTACAAGGAGTTTGTTGGAGAAGTTCTGAGTTATGACGATAAGAATCTCATTATTGAGCACTTCATCTCGACCGAGTTACAGGATTCGGTCGGCGATATTATGAGTGCCGATGGTATGAAGATACGAGGTAACATTGTCGTACTCTTCCAGCATGGGATGGACATGAAGTACGGTAATGAACCGATAGCAAAATGTCTCGGTCTTCGTGTTGGCATGAATAAGAAAGGGAACAAAGGTATTATCGCACGGACTCAATATTTCGATACCACAAAGGTTGACCCCAGTGATTTCACCGGAAAACGTCTTTACGAGAAGGACAAAACTGGGGTCATGCCAAACTGGTCGATCGGGTTCAACTCGACAAAGGAACATCCGACAACAGGTGGACGCGTCGTGGATGAGTGGGAACTACACGAGTACAGTAAGGTCGCTGTCGGCTGTAATCTGGAAGCAACCTCCTCAGCGCAAGCGCCTGAGTTGAAGTTTATACTCAAGGTAGATGACACCCCTGATGGATCAGTCGAGATCCCGCTTGATGAGGTCGATGAGTTTACATGCAAGGACGGTGTCTGTATTTTCTCCAAAGGAATGAAACCTTATCCCAATGAACATGCTTGCAGGATCAATGAGCCGGGGAAGTATGAAAAGTTCCGCAGGAAAGCCAATGCGCGTGATCATGAAGGTAAAAAGTATGACGTGATATACGGCAAGGTGAAGGGCGAGGACAAGTGGGAGGAGCAGGCATATCGGTATCCGAAAGGATCATGGACAGCAGATGAAGCCCGTGCTCATTGCAAGAGTCACGAGGGGAGTTTCGAGGCGGCAAAGGCATTGGAATCTGATCCTTCCAAACCGATTGAAAAGATCAGTCACAAACGTGCTCATAAGGCACTTACGGCTTTACATAAGGAACTGATTTCCGATTTGAAAGCGGCAGCAGAGGATGAGAACTTTGTCCATCACGGAGCCGAAAAACTTGCAAAGGCTGCGCTGGAGGATTTCAGCGATAATGCGAAAGGTCACGTTGAGAAGTATATCAAGGCAGTTACCGAGATGGCTCCTGCGGAAGATTTCGATACCAAAGCCGAGTACGAGATCGAGATAAAAGGACATCTCGCCTTTGCAAACGCACTCAAGAAAGAGTTTGGCATGATGGTTGAGGCAATCAGGTCATATAAGGGGAAAACCGATGTCAAGCCGGAAGAGGAATCGGAGAAGGTCGTTGCGGATCATGAAAAAGCGGCTACCCCTCACGCTACCGAGTATATAAAAGAGTGGTATAAAAAGAGTAAAGAAAAACCGGAACCGAAGCCCTCCAATCCTGACGCGGCAGGAGAGGATACGGGTGAGAAGGTTCTTACGATTATTCAATCTCCGCAACAGGTATTAAAAATCCGGGAGTCGGAGAAAAACTCTCTTCATGTCAGCATGTCTGCTGAACAAGTCAGCAACATCGTCGATAAGGCGATGGAGAAATTTCGTACGATAACACGACGAGAGATTGATCGCGCAACCGGAAAAATCGTGGACTAAAGGAGTTTTACTATGCCAGGTGAAAATCAGAAGGAACTGACCATTGACCAGCTTACCGAGATCATCGGAAAGCAGATCGAGGAAAAGGGTATCAAGATTGTCAAGGACGAACTTGAAGCCTTCAAGAAGACCGGCTTTGAGCAGGAGATGAAGCGGATATACCCGAACTTCGGCAAAGACGGGGACATGACGGGCGGTGAACTGAAAAGCCGTACCGGCAGCGTGATTGATCCGTCGGTATTCAGAAAAACGTATAACGCTTTCGGACGCGAATTGTCCGACAACGAATACGCGGCGAGTCTCGCTTCTTTCGGCGGACCGTTCAAGAAACTCAGCCCGACGATGCAGAAGTGGGGCGAGCTTTTGAAGTGTACCGGAAATCGCATGGCTCTTGTCCGCTTTCCGTACGACGAGCTGAAGACCCTGTTTGAGCAGGAAGCAAAAGCGTACGGGATCAAGACGACCAGCGACGCGATGGCCGAGAATGAGGGCGGGCATGGATCGTATCTCGTACCGATCGAGTTCCCGTCCCTGATTATCGAGGCAGCGGTGAATGACTCTCCGGTTCTGTCTCAGGTATGGCGTATGCCGATGAATGCTCCGATCGTTTCCCTGCCGAAACTGACGCAGGCCGACGGCTCGTACTTCGGTGGCGTTACCTTCCAGGAAGCTGGCGGAGTGAAGTATGAGGACGGCGTCATCACGAACTCGGCAGAAGGTGTCAAGATCGATCCGAAACGTGCGGCGATCGAACGCATTTATCTGACCGCGCAGAAGATTACCGCTGGCGTGATTCTCACGGACGAGATCATCCAGGATTCCGTGATCAATATCGTTAACTACATGACCGGACTCCTGGTTCGGGCGTGGAAATATCGCCTTGAGTACTATGTTATTCAAGGCCGTGGTAAAGATTACGGACAGCCACTGGGGATCACCAGGGATCAGTCAATTATTGACAGTGCGATCCCTCGTAAAAAGGTCAATGAGCTGAACTATGAGGATCTCGTGAAGGTCGATGGCGAACTGGACGAGATTTTCTCCGGTACTGAGTTCTGGCTCATGCGGAAAAAGACGCTCTCCGATCTGCGTCTCAAAAAAGATACAGTCGGACAGCCGATCGTCAAGGAGACCTGGGGCGAGAGAATGGGGACGCCGACACTTACGCCGACGATTCTCAATCACCCGTATCATGTTACAAAGAACGTACCGGCGCTCGGAAGTACCGGTGACGTGGTCATCGGGAACATGGGCTTTTACATCCTCGGTATGCGCTCGGATATGAGAATTGACATATCAGACGCGCCACGTTTTGAATACGACGAGACGAACGTCAGGTTCAAGGCTCGTGTAGACGGCAAACCGGGAACGGCCTTCGCGTTCAAGATGCTCAAAGGACCGACTTCGTAGTCGGGGTGGTGATGATGGGGATAAGGTAACGGCAGCAATGCTGTTACCTTATAAAACACTATGGAAGATCAACTGACATTTATCAAGTGTATAAATAAGTGCAGGAATAGTTCTGCTCCTTACGGGGATGTTATCAACCTGCCGCTTGCCAAAGCACGGATCATGGAGGCTATGGGGAATGTTGAGATCATCGACGAGAAAGTAAATCCCCATTTCTTGAATGATTCCGATTATTTATACAGATGTAAATTTCAACCACGACGGATGACTAGGGTTGCATGGATACAGAACTATAGTAAGAACGGTGGAGCGGAGATTTCAAACTTCAATGCGATACGTATCGGAAGAAACCTCGGATTCGATATCATTGGTTATGCAATCGATGTCGAAGATTCTTTCGATGCAATCAAATTTGCTGATATCGTAATAGTCAATAATCTGCACGCATCCGGCAAGGAAGCACTGCTCAAAAAACTTTATGATCTGAAAAAACCGTGGATAAAATATGAGCATGATATGCAGGAGGAGGAGCTTGAAATTTTTGAACGCTCGACACTAAATGTATTTATTTCACCGATGCAGATGGAATATTATATATCGAAAGTCGGTGAGAAGATACGTTGGAAATCGATTTGTCTTCCACTTGCAATCGATGTCTCTCAGTGGAACGCTGAGGAAGTAAAAAGGATCCCTGAGTCGGTGCTCGTCCCGACGTATCGAAAGTGCCCGAAGAATCTCGCGACCTTCATGAAAAATTGTCCGCAGTATACTTATTATGTCATCGGTAGTCCGATACCTGTCGGAAAAAACGTGGTACGTATCCCACAGACTGACTACACCAAGATGCCTGACGTTTACAAAAAATACCAGGTCGTTTATCACCAACCGGATATAAAGTGGGCAGGCGAACGGGTTGTTTTCGAGGCAATATTGTCCGGTTGTGAGGTTATTACTAATGATAATGT